CGTTACACCTAACTCTGCCTGTAGTTTAGCTTTACCCATACCATAGAAAAGACCCAAATTGATCGTCTTCGCTTGTGTTCTGGGGATCTTTGCCATATCAGCTACAGTCTGATGAAAGTCTGAGTCTTTGTTGTTGTGATAGGCATCAACAACATTATAAACTGACGGTAGCTTATACAGTGATGCGTAGTGTACAACTAGTCGTGGTTCTTGCTGTGAATAGTCAAAACATCCCCACTTGCATCCTTCTTCTGGAATAAATAATGATCTAATCTTTGGACCTAGATCTTTATTTCTTGCAGGTATCTGTTGTAGGTTAGGGTTCTGATAACTAAATCTGCCTGTGATTGTACCACCAAACTCTGATCTTAATTGATTGATATCTGCATGTATTCTACCTTTATGCTGATACTTTAATATGGAGTCAATAAAAGTTGTGTGAGCTTTGTTAATCTCTCTAGCTTTGGCTATCATTTTTACAACAGGGTGTTCGTGTTCTTGTAAAAAGTTTTTAGTAAAAGATGGTGCAGCTGTCTTTGCAGTTCTTTCGTATGGTATCTTTAGATTATCAAACACTTCAGCAATAGATCTTGCAGCCCATATCTGTGGTCTAACATTTGTTTCTCTTTCAATAGCTGTAAGTAAGTCTCTTTCTTCTTGTATTAATTGTTTCTTCATTAAATGTGCTTTATCCACATCTACTCTTACACCTTTAAACTTCATGTCGACAAGACATGGAAAGAGCTCTGTTTCTAAATCAAATACATCTTCAAGATCTTGGTGAATAATTTCTTTCTTCATCTCTTGCCATAAACCTAATGTAATCTCTGCATCACGTTCAGCGTAAGATCCTACGTGCATCGATGGTAGCTTGTACATCTCAGACTTTGGATCGATGCCCCACTCCGATGCAGCTTCAGCCAATGCACCTTCGTTCTTACCGTAGCCAAGATAATGCCAAGACAAACTGTTAAGATCGTATCTAAATCTATTCTCATCTGTGATAGCTGCAGCTATCATGGTACAAACAATATCGCCGTTTATTTTAAAACCTAATTGTCTCAACCAACAGACGTCGTACATGGCGTTGTGAAATACTTTTGTTGATGGTGCAGCTAAAATATCCTTAAGCCACTCTAAAACTTTTTTACGGTCCATGTTTCCACCGCCTTCGTGTGCGATAGGGAAGTATCCTTTATAACCATTTGTGGCTACAGCAACACCAATAACATCACCATTACCAATCACAGAGCCAGATCCTTTTTCTTTTAAGTCTGGATCTTTAGTTTCTAAGTCAATAGCTATCTCTTCTACTTGTCTAAGATCTGGAAACTCTGTTGGAATATTCCATTCTGTTTGTGCTTCAAACTTAGGTATTCTCATTGTTATCCTTTTTTAGTGTAAATCCTGCTGGTAGAGGTTTTGTGGTGGTGTCTTCTAAATAATCTCTTTCAATAATCATATCGATGTAATGCTTTGCTTTTTCAAGATCTTGTTTCTTTCCTTTATCACGATGTCTGATTATGTATTTAATAGCACATCCTTCCGGATATAACAACTCGTTCTCAGATATAAACTGACTTGGCTGAATTTTATATTTACGGTAATGGGATCCTCCGTGTTGCTTATCCCAAACTTTCGATGTCATAACTTCTCTCCTTATTTTTTCCTGCAATGAAATACAGATTTTGTTTTGCTCGAGTCACACCAACGTACCAAACTCTGTGTTCTTCATCCTGTTTCTCTAAGCTTTTTTGTAATGATTCTAAAGTACGTCTAGACATATCTAACACTAATAAAACATTATCAGCTTCTCCGCCCTTTGCAGTGTGTATAGTAGATAGTTTAACTCTAGCCTCACCGCTCAAAGGTTCTTTTCTTTCCAACATTTTTCTTATGTACAAACTGTCATCTAAGTCTAACTGTAACAGTTCATACCATTTTAAATTTTTATCTATCTCTTCAATAGTTTTATATGTTGTGTATTCTAAAATATCTTTGATCTCTGCTTCGTTTAACTCTTCACCCTTCACATAACGTGTCCAATTAATAACAATCTTATATAATTTTTCTGAATAACTTTTCTTATTTTTATACTCGAAGTAAATACCCATAGATTTAAGATCAGGTATTAAACTAATTAATCTATAATTAGTTCTCGCTAGTATTAACCAGTTGCCCTCTTGTATGGGCACCTCCTGTAGTGAATAAGATTCGGGATATACATCGCCTGTCTCTTCACTTGGTTGCCATGTTTTTATTATCCTTCTCTCGTTTGGTATACGATTTAATATTTTATTTGCTATGGCCTGTATATTCTGGGGAACACGATATGACTTTGGTAATACTCTTTCTTTACCAGGTTCTTTTTGAAATCGCTCTACATCAGCACCAGCCCACCCGTAGATGGCTTGGTCATCATCACCAGCTAGTATGACATACTTAGATTTTTTCTTTAGTTCATCATACATCTTCCATTGTATGGGTGATAGATCTTGTGCTTCATCAATAAATACAACGTCAAACGTTGGACAAAGTTCATCTGCACGATCAATAAACTTCTGTATCATGTCATTGAAGTCAACTAATTTAAAAGCTTCTTTTCTATTATCTAGTTCTAATTTTAAAATCTTGACAATCTCAAAGTCTAAATCTTCAGAATACATATTAGTATTAAACTCGTCTTCAATAGATATGTTTTTTATTTTAGCTGCTGATATAAGTTTAAAGTACTCACTATTTGAATCAACAAAACCTGTACTGTCTTCACCGTTTGAGAATACAGATACTTCAATACCAACTTCTCTACCAATGGCAGCATAGTCTTCATTCTGCATAACGTTGCTTTTTTTCATACCCAAAAGATTAAAAGCAAATGAATGTAGTGTTTGAAAATATGGGAGATCTTTATCTTCTAACTCAGGATGTTTATCTAACATTCTTCCTCTAGCTTCTCCTGCAGCTTTTTTAGTAAAAGCAAAGTATCCTATTCTATGTAGTGGTGTGCCAAACTTAACGAGTGTTCTTACGTAGTGTAAAAGTTTTGTTGTCTTACCTGTACCAGGAGGACCCAATATCTTTCTAATCATATGATCTCCTTATCGTAATTAATTTTATTGTGTAAAATTTTTACGCTTTGAAACTTTTCAAGAGATATCTTAATTAAATGTTTTGTTGGTGTGTTGTATTCACCTTTCTTTTGTGATGGAAATCTTTTCTCTTCAATAAATTCTATATTGCAATCTTTATAGAACTCCTGTATCATTACGCCCGTTTTATCTTCAGGATACTTCCATCCACTATTTTTTAACTTGTTATAAAAACTAGCGAATTTAAAATAAGCAAACCCATCATCAATTAACACACCACCCGATTTGAAGCTGACATCATTTTGTGCTCTTGCCCCATTTATCTTTTGATGTAACTGATCATGTAGTTTTTCTTTTGGTGTTGTACCTATTGGTGGATCTTGCACAGTTAATGTTCTGTATAGATCTTCTAAAACTTTTTGATCATCACCAGACTTAATCATTGGTGGTGGGAATCCTGCATACTTAGATATAGCATTACGTCTTTTTCTTTGATCGTTAACGTGCTCTACATTTTTACAGTGCACTGTTCTTACATCTTCACCATCGGGTAGAGTGACATCAAATGTGTATTCTGCTTCAGGTTCTAGATCAATCTTGACTAAATTAGTAAGGATTGGGTAGCTACCCTTGGATCCACACAGTACACCAAACTTTCTTTTTACACAGATACCTTTCTTACAGTAATCACTGATAGGACTCTGTGTGCATGTGTATCCTTTGTATGTATCTCGCCATGATTTTAATTTAGCTTTTAATTTGTTCTTATCCCATGCGTGTGCATTAGCGCCTGAGAAGAACTTAACAGGTGCATCCATAACCATTTGCTCCCAGTTCTCCTCATATTTTAATTTTACAAAAACGTGGTAATTGTAAAGAAATCTATCCTTACCATCAAAGCCATCTTCTTTTGTCAACTTAGATAGTTCAGCTAAACATGGTGGACCCTCTCTAAATATATCATCAACACCTTGCATAGCCACAGCATCTATACTGTCTGTTATCTTTTTAAGATCTTCCTCTGCAACAAGATTGGCTTGTATAACTTTCATAAACTCTTCGAAAGAAAATTTAGTTCCGTCTATGTTTAAAGCTATTCTTTCTGATTTTTTGAAATAAGGTAAATTAATAAAATTACCCTTACTTATTTTTCCTGTTTCAGAATCTTTTACGAGTCGTGTTTGTTTTG